AGGAGCTGCTGGACGCGTCAGTGCCCATGCGCGGGCTTGCCGAGCGGGAGTACAAGCCGAGCCTCTGCATTGCGTGCAAGGTGCGCACGAGAGCGCGCATTGTGCGCAGCAATCGGCGGCACGATCGCTGCGCGCTGTGCATCGAGGAAGGGCGAACAGCATGATCGACAGGATGCCCCTGTCGTGCCGACTCGGATTTCATGCGTGGTCGTTATGGCGTGCGGGTGAGGCCGTGACTGTGCATCCCACATATGATTTTCTGCCGTTCGGCTATCAATACTCAGTCACGACGCAGAGCAAACATTGCATGCGCTGCTCTCGTCTGAAAATCAGGCGGTGCGAATAATGACCTTCACTGGATACGACCTCGCATTCTGGCTGTTCGTCGCGTTCCTGCTCTGCTATCTGATCGAAGGATGAAATGCAATCAGCACTCGCCCGCAAGACAAGACCCATGCGCGATCTACCCGTCGACGTAGTCGAGTATTACCTGGGGGTGTGGGCGCGGTGGATGCGTGCCTCTCACGATCAGCGCGGCTATGGCAAGGGCCAGTTCGGGGTGCGTGGCGCAACTACGTTCGACGACATGTGTGCGCAGGTAGACGTCTCAAGCGCCAGGGCAACTGATACGGCGATCCTGGATCTACCGCGCATCGAACGCGACGCGGTCAACCATGCCTACCTGCAATCGTTCTGGCGTGTCGATTCAGGCGTCCGCTTCGAGGATGCCTACAACAGGGCTATCAAACAACTGTCCGCTTCGATGGCGGCAAAGGGGCTGCAGTGATCCTTTGCTTTTCGAGCAAAGGCGAAAGCAAAGGCGAAAGCAAAGGATCAGGCGCTAAATGATGTTGACGTCCCCTTGCCGGGTATGTCAGAATCCGGTCTGACAGGTTTAGGAATCTTATACCCTGCGGAAACGTAACGCCTCGGCTAACCCACCGGGGCGTTTTCATTTGGCGCTCCAGAAAGGGCCGTTGTGGTCGACCAATCCATCCGAAATCGCATCTGCGAACTGCTCGCTAGTGGTGTCAGCATGCGGGAGATCTGCCGCATGCAGGGCATGCCGGGCAGGCGCAGCGTTGAGCGGGAGATGAAGGCAGACCCGGCGTTCCGCGAGCAGCACGACGACGCGCGAGTAGATCAGGCGTCCCACTACTTCGATCAGTGCATCGAGATCGCGGACTCGTGCACCGATCCGGCAAAGGCGCGCGTACAGATCGACGCGCGCAAGTGGGTTCTCGGCAGAATGTCACCCGATAAATATGGCGACAAAATGGAGCACGAGCACAAGGGCGCGGTTGTCCTGCAGCTGAGTCAAGTAGACGAGAAGCTGTAACGGTGCATCTGACAGCGAAGCAGGGCGAGGCGCAGCATATTCTTGCCGGCGACGCTACTCACGTCATGCTTTTGGGCGGCGCTCGATCCGGCAAGACGTTCCTGTTGATCCGAAATATCGTGATACGCGCCCTCAAAGCGCCAAGAAGCCGACATGCGGTACTGCGGTTCCGCTTCAATCACGTGAAGGGCTCGATCGTGCAGGACACGTTCCCCAAAGTCATGCAAACGGCATTCCCAGGCATCAAATACCGCATGGACAGGACAGATTGGTTTGCCGAGCTCGAAAACGGCTCACAGATCTGGTTCGGCGGTCTGGACGACAAGGAGCGCACCGAGAAAATACTCGGTCAGGAATTCGCCACGATCTACCTGAACGAGTGCTCGCAGATCCCGCAGGGCTCGCGCGATTTAGCCGTAACGCGACTCGCGCAAAGCATCGACCAGACGCTACCAGGCCGCGCCGCCGAAAAGCTCAAGCCTCGCATGTACTACGACGCGAACCCGCCGAACAAATCGCATTGGACGTATCGGCTATTCGTCGAAAAGCGCGACCCGGAGACGAGGCGCCCGCTCGCGCAAGCGAGCGACTATGCTTGGTTCCTGATTAATCCGGCCGACAACGTCGAGAACCTGCCGCCGGGCTACATCGGGACGCTGCAAGGGCTCTCTCCCCGGCTGCAGAAGCGATTTTTGCGGGGCGAGTTCGCCGACGCTACACCGAATGCGCTATTCGCCGACGAGACGATCGACAAGTGGCGCGTACTCGACGGCGAGGTGCCCGCGTTCGTGCGCGTTGTTGTGGCCGTCGACCCGTCCGGGTCCGACGACGTAGACAACGCCGACAACGATGCAATCGGCATCATCGTTGCCGCGCTCGGGACCGACGGCAACGCCTACGTGCTCGAAGATTGCACAGTCAAGGCCGGTCCCAAAACTTGGGGCGCGGTTGCGACCAGCGCATACGATCGGCACGATGCCGATGTAATCGTCGGCGAGGTCAATTACGGCGGGGCAATGGTAAAGCAAACAATACAGGTTGCGCGGCCGCGTACGCCATTCAAGTCCGTGCAGGCTAGCAGAGGGAAGGCCGTGCGCGCAGAACCTATCTCAGCTCTCTACGAGGCCGGCAAAGTGCGCCACGTCGGGCTGTTTGCCGAGCTCGAAGACGAATTGACCGCGTTTTCAACTTTCGGCTACCTGGGTACCCAATCGCCGAACAGGGCGGATGCGCTGATATGGGCAATCTCGGAGCTATTCCCGGGGCTCGTGAAAGAGCCAAAAAAGAAGCAGGAAGCGCCGCGCGATGAGTTCGGGATGATGGTTGGCCAAGGCTCATGGATGTCATAATCGATGGCATGAATGGCATGAATGGCATGAATGGCATGATCTCCGGCGAGCGCAGCAACGGGCCAGCGACGCTGATCGTATGCGACAGCTTTGTTGTCGCGCCGCGCTTTCGCGATAGATTCCGCGAGATTATCAACGTGTACGTCGATCCTGATCACCGGCGCAAAGGGCACGCTACCGCATTGCTCGAATCTGTTTGTCGGGAAGCCGATTGCGAGCAGACCGTACTGATGATCGAGTGCCGGCCAGTCGAGGACAATATCCCTCTATCGGATCTGATGTGCTTTTATGAGCAATTCGGGTTCTCGACTATCCAGTCGGATCCGCTGCTGATGGCACGGCCGTTCGTTCCAACTAAACATTGAAGGGTTTTATATGCAAGACTCGCCTTCCGACGATAACGACGCGAAGGAGGGTGAGGACACGTCCGACGAGGATATCCTGGCGGAGGCCAAGGATTTTCTGACGCTTTGCACTGATTTCGAAAGCGAGAACCGCGTCGACGCGCTCGACGATCTCGAATTTCTAACCGGCAATCAGTGGGACAGCGCTGACAAGGTTAACCGCCAGGCCGAAGGCCGCCCGTGCTTGACCGTGAACAAGCTGGTCACTTTTCTGCACCAGGTTACGAACCAACAGCGGCAAAACAAGCCGGGCATCAAAGTTCATCCGGTCGACGACGGCGCAGACATCGACACGGCAGAGGTCGAGCAGGGAATGATTCGTCATATCGAGTACGCCTCGAATGCGGATGTCGCCTACGATACCGCGGTCAATTGCGCTGCAGCCTGCGGGTTCGGATATTTCCGTTTAATCACCGAATATTGCGACGAAACAAGCTTCGACCAGGACATCCGGTTTAAGCGCATTCGTAACCCGTTTACGGTCTACTGCGACCCGTTCGCAGGGGAACCGGACGGCAGCGATCAGATGCGCTGCATGTTGACCGAACAGATCGAGCGCAAGGCATTTATCCGGCAGTACGGCGAAGAGGCCGCCGGAAGCAACGATATTTCAACCGGGACCGGCGATACGGTTTCGTGGACGTGCACAGAGACTGTGCGCGTTGCCGAGTACTACCGCATCGAGATGAGTAAGGCGACGCTCTACCGCCTGCCGGACGGATCGACGACGTTCGATCTACCGTCCGGCATTTCGGCGGATATGCTGCAGTCGCGCCAGAGCGCCAAGCGAAAAGTCATGTGGTACAAAATGACGGGAGCAAAAATCCTCGAACGCGCCGAGATTCCGTGCCGATGGATTCCCGTTTTTCCGGTCTACGGAGACGAGTGGGACATCGACGGCAAGATCCGGCGTAGCGGTGTCGTGCGGTACGCGAAGGACCCGCAGAAAACATATAATTTCTGGATCACTGCCGCAACCGAACAAGTCGCGCTGATCCCGCGCGCGCCGTTCATTGGCGCGGAAGGGCAGTTCGAGGGCTATGAATTAGACTGGCAGCAGGCGAACCGTCGCACGTTCCCTTACCTGCAATATAAGCCGGTCACGATCGAGGGAACGCTAGCGCCTGCGCCGCAGCGGCAGCCGATGGCCGACATCCCCTCCGGGATGATGAACATGGCCATGCATGCCTCCGACAACATCAAAGCCACTACTGGACTGTTCGACAGCTCGCTCGGCGCCCGGGGCAATGCCACCAGTGGCATTCAGGAGCGCTCGCAACAGATGCAGGGCGACGTTGCGAACTTTCACTACTCGGACAATCTCGCGCGCTCTATACGGCATGCGGGGCGGTGCATCCTCGCCATGATCCCGCGCGTATACGATACCTCGCGCGTAGTCAGCATCATGGGCGACGACGAAAAGGTCGATCATGCGCAGATCAATCAGCCGATGCAAATGCCGGAGGTCGATGAGCGGACCGGCGCTATCAAACGCGTCTTGAACGACCTGACGCGCGGCAAGTACGACGTTACGGTATCCGTCGGCCCGAGTTACAGCACGAAGCGCCAGGAGGCCGTAGAGGGCATGCTGCAGATGGCGCAGATCTACCCGAAAGCCATGGACGTTGCTGGCGATTTAATCGTGCGCAATATGGATTGGCCGCAGGCCGAGGAAATGGCCGAGCGACTGAAGCGCACGATACCGGCGCAAATCACGCAGGACGAGGAAAAGAATCCGGTTCCTCCGCAGATCCAGCAGCAGATGGATCAGCAAATGCAGGTTATCCAAGCGCTGCAAGGCCACGCGCAAGCGCAGGAGCAGGCGCTAGACGACAAGCAGGCCGAGCTCGACCTGAAACGGTACGAGATCGACAGCAAGGAGCGCATCGCGCAGGAGGGTAATGCGGTATCCGTGGTGCTGGAGCAAATGAAACTGATGCTCACTCCGTTCGAGGAACTCGGCGGCAGGATTCAGCAAATCGAGGCCGCGCTGAGCAACATTGCGGATCACGTTGTCCCTGCCGTCGATCAACTCTCTGCGCAGCAACAGATGCCGACCCAACAACAACCGCCAGCAGGCGGTTTTTTCCCGCCTGAAGGAATTTAAAACATGACAGTTACTGCCTACCCTCTGCCCGTCAATCTAAGCGTCGGGCCATTGTTTGCCGGCGCCGGATCGGTTGTTACCGTTACACCGGGGACAAACGCATCTGTAACTGTCGAGCATACGCTTGCAAACTTAGCGACTGTACTAAACGGACAGGCAGAATGGATTATCTGGCCGGGTGAGACCGTTACTGTAAGCGCAGCCTCGAATCTCGTTAAAACGGGCCTTTACCTGCGTCTTATCAGTACTGGCGCGGCGTCATCGCTTCAGATAGACACGCCTCCGATCTCATTGCCTACTAGTCTTGTGCAGGCATGGGACACCGCCCTTTACATAACTACCTAAAAAGGAGCATCACATGCCATTGACGCAATGGAAGGGCTCCGCTGGAGCTGCTAACGTTCTCGACAAAACAGTCCATCCCGGCGAGTCCGATTCGTTCGACAGGCAGTGGTCTAGCCCTTTATGGCTGGAGTCGAATTTTTTCACGGCGGATCAACTGATCCGCACAGGTGCCGGAATTATTGGCGGTTACGTCGTTTCGGTGGCGACCGCTACCAACATCATCGAGATCCGGGACGGAGTCGCAGCGGGGGGGGGGTCCGTGAGATTTACGATTCCGGCGAGCACCGCCGTAGGGATGTACATGTGGCCGGGCGGTATTCATTGCGCACAGGGCATCTATCTGGATTTCACCGGGACGGGGACAGTTGCCCTGCTATACGTCTGATGGCGAAACTCACCCGCAGCGGCACCAAGCTCCTGCTCGGTGGCCAAGAACTGCTAGGCCACATCGGATTCAATTCATTCTTTCCTTTCGAGAACGCGATCATTGCCGGCGCAACCGATTGGCAGACAGCAATCGACATCGCGCGCTCGTCAGGGGCACTGGTAATGCGGGTTCCGATGGGGCCGCGCTACAAGAATGATCTGGAAACTTACGTCCACACATTCAGCTCGCCTAACTGGACGCTGCGCGCGAGCTACATCACGGCGTTTACTGCGATCTTGGATTACGCGGCGAGCAAAGGAATGTCGCTGCTGTGCGTGCCGTTTTGGCGCGCTGCTGCTGCTGCCGACATCGCGTCGGCTGGCGTCTCGACGCTGAGCAATCCCACCTCAACCGCACGCGACTACATGCGCCAGATCCTGGCGCAGTACATCACGCAATTTGGCGCGCACTCAGCATTCGCCGGCTGGGGCCTGTTCAACGAATACGATCAGACAATTTATACAACAGTATTCGGTGCGCCGAGTTATGTCTGGGGCATTAACGTTGCCAAAGGCTCACCCGCGACATATTCATCCGGCTCTGACGTTGTTACGGGAATGGGGCTGCGGGACATGTGCGTGGGACTGGCGGGACAGATCAAAACCGCTCGGCCGAATGATTTTGTCATCAGTGGCAACGTCGGCCCCTCGCCCACAAGTTCGTGTATTTCTTGGTTCAAAAATCAGTCATTCTTGTACCCGTCTGAGCTAGATGCAATTTCATGGCATTCGTATTTAGACGATAAAGACGGCCAAGACAGAACGCCGGAAAGCATGGGCATGCATCCCGGTTTAATGGTACGTGGCGGTAATCGACCGATAATTATCGATGAATTCGGCATTCAGCCTAGCGGGGCTTCCCTTCCATTTACAAACGACCCCGACGGTCTGCGAATCCCAATAGTCTATGCAGGCTACCGCGAAAACAAAGCTGCTCTTGCACTTGAGTGGCAATTGTGCCCGATTGCCCAAGATTCCATTTACGGAATCTGGAGCGGCGAGGCCCGGGGCAATCAAAGGCTTTCCATAATTGCCGCGCTTAATTCTGTGACGATTAGCGGGTCGTGGGCACCGATAACGATTGCATCCGCGCCGCCGTTTGATCAATGCGCGCGATTCAACGGATCTGGAGCTACATCGGTTGTCACGGTAACGAATACAGCCGTTATCAATCCGACTACGTTCAGCGTCTCCCTATGGGCGCGTCCTACGCTTGCAACATCCGGCTCTACCCGACGAATAATCTCAAAGGTCACAACGGCGGCAGGCTGGTATTTCGGGATAGATCCCTCTCCTGCTGGGAATATTGATATGCGCGATGTTTTCGGCGCGCTAACAACAAACAATGCGGGAACAGGGGTTGACGTTACGACGTTAGGCGGCGCATACAATACCGGTCTGAATCGCTGGGACCATTACGTCATGACGTTCGACGGTACATATATTCGCTGGTATCTGAATAGCATTCACTACGGCACGCTAAAAACGTTGACTTACCCGTGGACGCCGGCAACGTCAAATTTGCTAATCGGAAACGGCACAGTAGCTTTTGTCGGCGAGATTCAGGATGTTCGACTTTATGCCGGTGCTATTACGCACAAGCAAATTATTAGAGTTGGCCTTAACACCGAGTCCGCGCAAACACTCGGCTGGTGGAAATTAGACGGCGACGCTCTCGACTACAGCGGGAACGGCAATAACGGAGCGGTAGGGGCAGCGGCAAGTTTCGTCGCGGCAAAACCTGCAGCACGCGCGGTACGAGCATAACGGTTCTGGCGTCCCGTCTGACGCCAACATAAAGCCCGCTCCGTAACCCGGACGCGCTAAAGCCGCGCTGAGAAGCGCCGCATCCTTCTAGGAGCATCACAATGCCTGAAGCAACAGAGGCGGGCGTAGTCACGCCTATCGAAGCCATCGAGGCCGCAGCAGTAGAGGAATTCGACCAGGTCGAAGCAGAAAATCCTGTTGTAGAGGAAGAAAAGCCTGCAAAAACGTATTCGCAGGAAGAAGTAGACAAAATCGTAAAGAAGGCAAAAAGCAACACGCGGCATCTCACGAGAAAGGAAACCGAGGCCGATCTGTACCGGCGCATGGCAGGCCAGCGGCAAGAGCCGGCAATACAGCCAACGCCTGCAGCGGATGCTGCACCAAGGCGCGAAGATTTCGACGACTACGAAACCTATATCGACGCGCGCACCGAGTTCAAAACCCGTCAGACGATCAGGGCGGAACGATCGGACCAAACGCAGCAGCAACTCCAAACCGATCGCGTATCGAAACATCAACAGAATCAAATAAAGGCAAGGGCCGAACTGCCTGACTTCGACGACGTCGTCGACTCGGCCGAAATACCCGTTAGCGCTGCGATGGTGGAAGCCATCCTCGATAGCGAACTGTCTGCAAAGCTCCAGTACCATCTTGCGAAGAATCCGCAGGAGGTCGAGCGCATCTCCAGGCTTTCCCCGGCTAGCCAGATCAAAGCCATCGGAAAGATCGAGGACACGCTCGCAACTCCGGAAACTTCACAAATGAGTAAAGCGCCTGCACCTATTACGCCCATCGGGTCTGGTAGTGCTGCACCAAAGGCATTGGAAAAGCTCGGCATGGACGAATTCAAGGCGAGAGCGAAGGCCCGCGGGGCTTTCTGGGCTCGCTAAAAACCATCCGACGAAACGACCGCCAACAGGCGGTTTTTTTTCGTCCTGACTTTCAGGAGCTAATCAAATGTCAAACGTACTGGCAACAAGTACCATCGTCGCGAAAACCGCGCTTGCTGTTCTCGAAAACATGCTGACGTTTTCGAGCAAGGTCAACAGAGAATACGAGACAGAATTCGATTCGAATATGTCCCGGGGCTACGCGCCCGGAAATACAATTATGATCAAGCGCCCCCCCCGGTACACGTACCGGGCCGGCTCGGTCGGAGTCCCGCAGGCAACGGTAGAGAGCACGGTTCCTCTGACGCTCACGCAAGGCGGGGTCGACCTCTCGTTTACCTCTGCCGAGCGCACACTATCGCTCACGCAGCTGGACAAGAAAATTTACGCGGCAATGGCACCAGTCGCGAACGAGATCGACCGTCAAGGTCTCGCGCTTGCGGAAACGGCGGTATTCAACCAAGTAGGGACGGCCGGCACGCCTCCGGCGACGCAACTAGCCGCGACTCAGTTGGTTGCGGCGGCTAACCAACGACTGGACGAGATGAGCGCGCCGAGGGACCGTACGCGCGCTCTGATCATGGGGCCGGCGCTGAATGCGAGCCTCGTGTCCGGTTTTTCTGGATTGTTCAACAGTCAGGGTCAGCTCGACAAGCAATACAAATCGGGTCTGATGGTCGACGCGTTCGGTCTGGATATGGGGATGGACCAGAACGTTGCGCGCCACACTAACGGCGCGCAGGTTGCTACCGGTTCGGCGACAACTGTTGGCGGTACGGGTGCCGCGTTCGCGGTAACGGGAACGGCGGGAACGATTTCGCGCGGAACTGTTGTCACGTTCCCGGGCGTGTTTTCGGTTAACGCACAATCGCGCATATCAACCGGCGTGCTAATGCAGTTCGTCGTGACATCGGATCTTGCTGCCGGCGCAACATCGATTCCGGTTAGCCCTACAGCCGTCGCGACGGGCGTGTTTCAAAACGTCAGCGGTGTATCGACTGCGGGTAACTTTTTGATCACCAACAGTGCGGCTAGCGCTATCTATGACGTGAACGTGGCATTCCATCCCGACGCCTTTACCTTGGCTTGCGTTCCCATGTGGATGCCGTCCGGCCTCGGCCCGCGCGCATATCGCGAGACGAGTAACGGGTTCTCGGTGCGGGTGGTCGAGGCCTACGACGCGATCAACGACTCGTCATTCATGCGCATTGACGTTTTGTTTGCCTGGGCGGCGACGTACCCGGAATTAGCCGTTCGCGTCCTTGCCTAATCATTTATAGATTAAGGAGAAAATTATGGCCGTTACTCTACTCCGCGCCTATCAAGGCTTTGCCTCCGGCGCAATCGTCGCATTCCCTGATACTACCGAATCAGCCTTGGTGGCGCAGGGCCTCGCGACTCAGAATGCTACTCCGGTCGATTCGTGGCCGGCGATCACGCCTATCGGGTATGCAACGATCGGCGGTAATTTCGGACCTGTTCTGGCGTCAGGAGTCAGCGCACCGACGGTTCCGCAAGGGCCGCGAATTTTGCCCAACGGGCCTATCCTGGCGTTCGCCTCGCTCGGCTCCAACACGACGCTGGTGGCGGGTACCGTTTACACGTGCGAGATCCAGGTGGCGCATATTGCGCAATGGACCGGTATTGGCGTTCTTAACGGCGCTACGGTCGGCACCAACAACGGCCTTGTCGCGCTGTATGACTCGGCCGGCAATCTGATTACAACCTCTGCGGTTGCAGGCGCGGTAACGGCGGGCGCTAACGCCTTCCAAAACCGCAATTTCTTGTCCGCTCCGGTCTTGGTGCCCGGACGTTATTTCCTCAGCTATCAAGCGAACGGCACCACAGACACGCTGCGGACCTGGGCGGCGGCGAACGGCGGCAACCAGATGACGCAATCGATCGTCGGCACGTTCGGAACGGTCCCCGCGATCACGCCTCCGACGACGTTTACGACCGATGTAGGTCCGATCGCTCGTCTGTTCGTGTAACTCTCTCCTGTTGTGCCTTTGACGGCGGGGCTTCGGCTCCGCCGTTTCTTTTGGGGGTGACGTATGGCCGTTACGACAGCCGGGGATATCGTTCGAAAGGCTCTCGGGCTGATTTTATACCTAGGCCAGCAGGACACGGTTTCCAGCGGGGACGAACAAGAGGCATTTGATGCGCTCAATCTGATGCTGGAATCACTGCGGCTGGAGCGGCTTGCCTGCTTCGCGCAGAGACAACAAAACTTCCCGCTGACATCCGGCACCGCGACTTACACAGTCGGTCCGTCCGGGACATTCAATACCGATCGACCGATCAAATTGATCGATGCTTTCGTGCTCCATCAGACAGTACGGTTCCCGATTCGGCTGGTGAGCCAGCAGCAAATGAACGGCGTTTCAGTTCCCTCGATCCAGGGCATGCCGAGTACGCTGTTTTACGATCCGCAGGTACCGCTCGGATCGATCACGCTTTACCCGGTGCCGTTCCAGGCTGGAATGCAGCTCTACTTTACGAGCTATCTGGAGATCCAGAGTTTTGCATCGACAACCGACTTGCTCGCTTTGCCGCCGGGCTACAAGAAGATGCTGATCTTCAATCTTGCGGTTGATATTGCGCCTTCGTTCGGCCGACCGTCTACGCCTGAGATTCTTCGCGGCGCGATGCAATCGAAAGCGGCGGTAAAGCGGATCAATCAGCAGCAGGTTACGGCTAGCTTCGATTCAGGGTTGACCGATCGCGCGAACCAGGGAATGCCTTACGGATGGTGGATGAATATATGAGGATGAACCGGTGAGATTCCCTCTATTCGGGCTTGGCCAGCAGGGCAAATCGCCGAACGTCACTGGACAAACGACCTGGAACCTGTACGCCGAAATACAGCCGGACGAGGACAAGACGCGCGTAGCGTTCTATCCAACGCCAGGGCTAACGCTGACCAAGGACTTCGGCGAGACGCCGATCCGGGGGATGCGGGTTATCAACGTGTCCGATCTGCTCTATGCGGTGCACCGTGGCACGCTCTACAGCCTGAACAACGGCGGAACGCTGGTCGCGCTCGGCGCGCTCGGCACGACGTCCAATCGCGTTGCGATGACGGACGACGGCACGCGCATCCTGATCGTGGACGGCACCGGCGGATATTATTGGAATACAGCGACATCGACGTTTACGACCATCATCGATGCTGATTTCCCTGCCGGTGCGTCGACGTGCGATTTTCTGGGCGGGCGTCAGATCGTGGACGATCCGGCTACGCCTGGGCGGTTCAGATGGTCCGACCAATACGCCACGTCATGGCCATCGCTTAACTTCGCGACGGCCGAGGCGTCACCCGATCCCCTGGTGTCGGTGTTCGTCGTCAACGGTCAATTGATGCTAGCCGGACAGCTCACCATCGAATTCTGGAGCGTTTCCGGCGATCCTAACCTGCCGTTCTCGCCGATCCAGGGCGCGGTAGCGCAATGGGGACTGGCAGCCAAGCGCTCGCTAGTCAAGTACGGCAGCTCATGTGCATTCCTCGCGCGAAACTCGCTCGGACAAGTTCAAATTTGCAGCCTGCAGGGCTATCAGCCGGTTCCGATATCGACGCCGGAGCTGGACTACCTGATCAACCAGTACAGTGCCGTAGAGGATGCGACAGCCTACGCCTACATGCTAGGCGGGCATCCGATGTACGAGATCAGCTTCCCGATAGCGGGCAAATCTTGGTTGTTCGACGGACTGACTCATAAATGGTCAGTCCTATCGACCGGCACAAGCGGCGCGCGACATCTGGCAGCGATCGGCGTCAACTGGATCAACAAGGCGCGCGTAACCGACTATTCGACCGGCAAGCTTTATACGATCGACAGCGAGGTCTACACCGACAACGGCGAGACGATCGTCCGCAAAATTATCGGAAAGCACGTCTTCGACCAAAACCCGTTTGGCGTTTCGCAACTTTGGATCGACATGGAAATGGGCGTAGGGCGGCCAAACGGACAGGGCAGTAATCCTCAAATCATGCTGCGCACGTCGAAGGACGGCGGCCATAGCTGGTCGAACCAATTATTTTCCGGGTTCGGTGCGCAGGGCGTGTATCAACGGCGAGCTATCTGGCGACGCCTGGGGACAGCGGTTGACTGGCTGTTCGAAGTTTCGGTTACCGATCCGGTCAATACGGTTTTTATCGGCGCGTTCCTGGACACGAACAAATAATGCCGATTATTAACGCGCCGACGCCGATCGAGGCAATTGCCGACGGCGGCACGGTACGCCCGATCTGGTATCAGTTTTTCAGCAAACTCGCCGATTCAATCTCGACTCCCCAAAGCGGAACGACAGCGAACCGGCCGACTACTGGCGTCAAGCTCGGTTCTCAATATTGGAGCACGACGGTCGGCAGGCCGATGTACGTATCCGCAGTAACGCCTGTAACCTGGGTGTACGCGGACGGCAGCGCCGCGTGACAACGCTCGCACTGCACACAGGGCCGAGCCTGCCGGCACTGGCAATGCGCGGCAAAGTCATGGCGTTAGAGGCGCATCTGCGCCGCATGACGCAGGTGGACATCCGGCTAGTGCACTACTTCGCGCCCGGGCTGTATATCCGCGAGATGCACGTTCCAGCAGGCGTGACGATCACCGGCAGAATCCACCGGACGGAGCACGTGTGCGTGCTTTCGAAGGGTACCGTTTCCGTAACGATTGACGGTAACGTTAAAACTCTTGACGCGCCGTACATCGTGCATGCAATGCCGGGGTCCAAGCGGGCATTGCATGCGCATACGGATTACGTGTGGGCAAACCTGCACCGAACGCGCGAGACCGACATGAACAAAATCGAGCATGAATTGCTTGTTCCGGAGGAATACACCTAAATGGCATTCATTACAGCGGCAGCGATCGGAGCGGGCGGTTCCCTTGTCGGCGGACTGCTCGGCAGCATGGGGGCAGGGAAGGCCGCAAAGGCGCAGCAAGAGGCTTCGCGCGCGGCTATCGCAGAGCAGCGACGTCAGTTTGATCTAGCACGGGCAGACCGCATGCCGTGGCTCGACCAGGGCCGCGCGGGGCTGTACAAGCTCTCTGACATGCTCGGCATCGACTCGCCCGGAACCGCGCCAATGCAGCCGGGGCAAACCAGCCGGGCCAATGCGCCGAGGTCCGGCGAATTCGGCTCGCTCATGCAGGACTTCACGGGCCAGGATCTGGCTTCCGAACCGGGCTACCAGTTCGGCATGGACCAGGGGCGCAACACGGTAGACCAGAGCGCAGCAGCGCGCGGGACGCTGCTATCCGGCAGTACGCTAAAGGACTTGATGACGTTCGGCCAGGATTACGCCGGAACGAAATACGGCGAGGCATTCAACCGAAACGCAGCGAACAAGAATCGAAAATTCTCAATGCTCTCCGGTCTATCGGGTGGCGGCAGCTCAGCGGCAGCCGATCTCGGGCAGGCCGGAATGGCGAGCGCCGGCAACATCGGAAACCTGATGACAGGCGAAGGCAATGCAAAGGCCGCGGGGATTATCGGCGGGGCGAATGCCTGGGGTAATGCGATCGGCTCCGGCGTAAATTCGTATATGACGAGTCAATACCTGAACAGATTAATGCGCGGGACGGGAAATTTAGATGTTTAACGTAGCGGATTACAACGGGGGTCTGTTCTGATGCCCATAGACCCTTCTATTGCGATGGGGCTTCGTTCGACCCCGATCGATACCGGGGCTTCGCTGGAAAAGGCCTACACGCTGCGCAATCTTGGGCTGCAATCGCAGTACATGCAGGAAGCACACTCAAACATGCAGGAGGACAGGGCCGTACGGCAGCAGCTTCGCCGCGCCACGGTTCTCGGCCCGAACGGCGAGATTGACGAACCGGCTACTCTGCGCAATTTGTCAGGACTCGTCGGGCCTGCCGACGCGGCAAAATTTGCGCATCAGCTAACTACCGATAGGCTTTCCGTGAACAAAGATCGCGTGGACACGGCAGAGAAAACGCGCGCGTACATTGCAAAACGCGTTGCTGCCTTGCGGCCGGATTCAACGCTAGAAGATGTAATGCAGGCCAGCCGAGATATTTCTGCAAATACCGGAATCCCTCAAGAAAAGTTTTCCTTACCTTCTTCGCAAGAAGAGGTACCGGAATTCATCGCGCGGGCTCGGCGCGAAGCGCAAGGAGCAACGTCGGCGGCCGCGAACGATCTTGCGGTCAACAAGCAGAATTTCGATCAGTCCGTTCCGCAAACAAGCCTGGGAAAGCTTATGTTCGACGAGCAAAAGCTTCAGCAGGGCGGCGGTCGATTCGGGCCAAGACCTCCTGCGCCTGTTAATGCGGTATCCCCGGGGCGCCCGCTTCGGAACGATGTTATTACCGCAGATCCAGACGCGATTGCTAATCCGATCGAAGCTGTTGCGCGGCCGGAGTTTGCTTCCGCCATAGCGCGCGAGGCATTCGGCACGCCAGAACCGTTTCGATACGGCGTGAACGGGGAAGTAATCGAGAACGAGCCGGTAAGCCGGTATCAACTAAGCAAGGCCGAGCGCGGCGCGCAGCGCGTAAACGTCAACATGCCGAAGGTCGAAGAATCCGCGCGGATCGAAAGCAATAAAGATTTTCGCGAAAAGGAATATCGGCCGTCAATGGATCAGTCCAATGTGGCACGGCGCAATAACGCGCAGATGGCCGCGCAAAGCACGCTAGCCATTGCCGACAAGACAGGTTGGGGTACAGAGGCCAAAGCTTCGGCCGCTAGCGTTCTGGCTTCTGTTGGGGTCAAGGATGCAGAGAAGTTTGCAGGCGATGCTCAAAAGTTTTACTCGATTATGTTTCAGCAGAATTATGATCTGCTATTAGTTGCAAAAGGCATTCAGACAGAGGGCGACGCCGAGCGCGCCCGGAAAATCTTTTTGCAACTTGGCAATACGCCAGAGGCTAACGCCTTTATTCGCGACTGGGCAACGTCGATGAATAATTTGACAATCGCGAAAGCGAAGTTCTATAACCAGAATTACGACAAGGCCATGGGGGATGGAGATATCTCTCGACTCGAACGCGACTGGCAGGGAGTAGTAGACAATTTCAAAGTATTCGACGATCCGGCAATGAGAAAATGGGGAGCGCCTGCGGCACAAAGTGAAACAAGCGTTCAGCATCCCTCGACTCGCTCAGCGGGGCCTTCTATTTCTTCGGCTCCGAAAGGCGCACGCCTAACCGCAAAAAACAGGAACACGGGCGAGCGCATTCAATCAACTGACGGAGGCGTAACATGGCAACCGCTCCAGTAGATTTCGAGGTCGACGGCAGCAATCTCCCTCCTGGACAATCCAATTTCGGAGCATTGCCGAAAGCCGGGAGGCTACCGCCCGGCTTTGAGGTCGAGGAGGTGCAGCAGCAAGCACCTCCGCCCGGCGGCGCGCGCCCGACTGATCTTGATGCTAGGCTGCTTGGCGATGCCGGGCTCGGCGCAATCCACGGGTTAAGCAAAGTCGGGCGCGGGGTCTTGCGCCTGGGGCTAAAGGCGATGCAGGCCGCAGGGCAAATTAGCGACGAGCACATGGCCGATTTCGACTCGCGCGCGCAGGAAGCGGACAAGACGTATCAGGACCATATCAACAAGAATTTCGGGCCGAACAACTTCGCGTCCAAGGCCGGCGAGTTCGGCGGAGAGATGATCGGCACAGCTCCGGCGATGCTTTTGAAAGCTCCCGCAGCAATGGGAGCAGTCGGGCGGGCGATGAATATGCGTGTCCCTCGCAACGCTATACAAGGCGCGGCGGTTGGAGCTGTATTAGCGAGGCCGGATCACATAGCGCAGGACACGCTAGTCGGCGCGGCGGGCGGAGCGGCTATTCCAGAAATCCTGCGCTCGGCGTTGCTCGGTGTCGGAAAAATATCGTCGTGGGTTGCGTCCCGGGCTCCGTCCACCGGCGCGCAAGCGCAGCGGGATATTGCCTTCGGCGACCTGTCTCCGATTGCGCAGGATGAATTAAAATCCGCCGGGTTGGATTGGTCAAAGCTGGCGGATGAGACAAAACAGAACGTTCTGTCGTGGGTACGACAAAACTCCGGCAAGACCCCGCTGACACCTGCAGAGGCTACCCGACTCGGCATTTTTACCAGTGTCGGTGCGAGGCCTACCAAGGCAATGGTCACGCAGAGTTTTGACGACTTCTCGCGCGAAAACATGCTTGAGCATCAGGCCGGAGGCGATCCGATTCGAGACGCCTACGCAGGGGTTAGCCGAGCGTTTGGGCAAAAGCTCGAGGACCAGTCCCTTGCAATGGGCGGCAACACTGGCGACCGGAGCGTTGCCGGGCTGAATGTTATTGACAGTCTGCGATCGGGCCGCGACGAGAGCAGGCAAGCCGTGACGGCAGCCTACGACGCTGCGAGGACTAATCCCGACATCGGAAACAAGGTCAGTTTTGCGCCGATCCGGCGATACCTGAAAGCAGATGAACCGGCGATTATCTCCAGCCAGAGCACGGTGAATTTGCGCAACGGCGCAGAGGCATGGCTACGCGATCAGAACGCCATAGGCCCGGGCGCAAAGCCGATGACGATCGAGAAAGCCGAATCGTTCAAGCAATGGCTAAACGAACGGTGGGATCCGAAGGACGCCGGGGTTTTGCGGATGATCCGGAACCTGCAGAACGAGGTTGATAACTCCGTCATGTCGTCCGGCAAGGGCGACGTGTTCGAGACTGCGCGCACCGCGCACAAGCTGCGTAAAGAAACGTACGACAACAAAGAACTGATCCGTTCGCTGCTCGATCAGGAAAACCCGATCGACCGAAAAATCGCAGTAGAAGACGCCTGGGACCGTATTGTCTTGCGTTCCGACGTAGCGCAACTATGGGATCTGAAAAATACATTGCAGAAGGGCGCTCGAATAACAATGGGGCCGAACGAATCGGCGACCGTCGCACAAGGGAATCAGGCGTGGAAGGACACGCAAACGTCGACAATGGAATGGCTAATCGAAAAGGCAAAGTCGAAAGAAAAAGGGCCGAACGATTCGGTTATTTACCTGCACGGAAAATTAAAAGACGCGCTTTCCCGTGTCGGAAAGGAAAAGCTCGACATCCTGTTCGGTGCCGATGGCGTCAAGCAATTGGATCAAGTGGTCGAAGCAATGCGCCTGGCCAAGCCGATCAAGGGCACGACGAACCCAAGCGGCTCCGGACATATGATCGCGCGGTTTTTCAGCACATATCTTCCCCGGCTGTTCGGTAGCGCCGCAGGCGCAGCGGCAACAGGCGGGAACCCGATAGGGGCTGCTGCGGGCGGAGCAGCTGGCGACGCGATGGGGAATACTGTCGGGGCATTCCGGACAGGCCAGAAGGCCGGGCTCATGACGCGTCCGCTGAAGGCAATCGCGAAGGACCGCGCGCCGAAAATCGATCTCGAGCAATTCGCGCCGGGCGGCGCACCAAGCGTTACCGGCCTAACTTACCTGCGCGATCTCGCGAACGAAAAATAGGCAGCCGGATGACCCTGGCGCATAGGCCCTCATCCGATAGCAGGCTGTAGCGAATCATTGGCGCGGCGATCAGCGCGCCGAGCCATGGCCAGGCCTCGTGCGGCCGCGTGAGCACGACGAGAAGAACCGGGAGGCCGACCCATATAGAGGCCACCAATAATTTCGCTAGCAGCACGATAGCGAATCGCATTCCGTCATTCTACCGGAGGCTATCCCTTTGCCAACCGTCTACGCATTAACCAGCCCTAAACAACAGTGGGAGGATACTAACGGCAATCCTCTCAGCGGCTACAAATTATTCCTTTACCTCGCAGGGACATCGACGAAAGCGACGACGTATCAGAACGCAGACGGCACGATTACGAACAGTAATCCGATTGTTTTGAACACGCTCGGACTCCCTGCGTCAGGCGTTACGCCGGTGCCAATCTACGTTGCCACGGGCACGTACAAAATGGTCATGGCACCGCCGACGGATAGCGATCCGCCGAGCTCTCCGTTGTGGACGGAGGACAACATCCGGGCAATCAACGATTCGACCGCGCTAACGATCGATCAATGGATCGTCGGGCCGACGCCGACGTACATCTCGGCGACTCAATTCTCGCTAGCCGGCGACGTGACGAGTGCGTTCCAGGTCGGGCGACGGATAAAGGCAGCAGTGACGGCGGGAACGGTCTACGGACGCATATCCGTATCGGCATTCGGGGCGGTTACTACCGTTACCGTTGTGCTCGATTCCGGTACGCTCGATTCCGGGCTGTCATCGATCAGTTACGGTTTACTGTCTCCGCTTAATAATAGCGTCCCGTGGCTGACTGGCCTTGAATCGGTTTTGCCGGATACGGTCGCGATCCGGACTGGGTCTGCCGACAGCACAAAACGATGGATCGCCGAAATTGACGGCATTCCCGCCGGATTGTCTCGAACGAGCTATCCGGTGTCGATTCCGCTGCGATCCATTGTCAGCGCGGATACGCTGATCGAATCGGATTACGGGAAAATTATCTTTCTTAGCGGAACATTTACGCTCGCTATTACGGCAGCGGCAACTCTCGGTTCCGGGTGGTATTGCGATGTCATGAATAGCGGAACCGGAACGATAACGATTGACCCGAACGGCTCGGAAACAATACTTATTTCAGGCGGACCGCAGACCGCACCGACAACGATAACGCTTCCGTATTCGGGTTCGGTTGAAGGCCCGTACAACGTCAGCGGCGGGCGCTTATGGTGCAGCGGTAGCGTCTTTGTTTTTATCTCGACGATAGAGGCGCACGGCACGCAGCGATTTACGTCCAGCGGAAGCTGGACCGCACCGGCAGGCGTTACATCGATTTGGCTTAGCGGCGCGGCGGGCGGCGGCGGCGGCGGGCAGTGCGCCGCCGGAGGTCACGGCGCGGGCGGCGGCGGTGGAGGGGAGTGCGCCGTAGACGAGCGCTATGCGGTCGTTCCAGGGACGGCTTACACGGTCACTGTC